GTTTGCACCGGATCCTCGGCACTTTCGCTCACTTTAGCAAACATCTTAAAAAGAGATGCAGGTATAAGCCTATTGACCATAACTGAAACAAAAGAGAGATTCTGTTGTGCTTGGTCAGGTCTACAAGCTGGAATAGTGATGATTGCCGACTTACGCTGGAGAAAAATAAGATCCTTCAAAATAGAATATCTTGCAGTCTCTTTGTTCTTGTTACCAGGTGTCGCTTTCAAACCTTTATACCGACATTGGAGAATAAATTCTTCGCAAGAATAAGGCTTAACATTCATCTTGGCACAAAGATCAACCATCTCCTGTGTGATACAAGAACGGCTATCATCACCGTAAGTTTGGTGATAAAACAAATCATCCACTCTATCCCTAAGGTGAGTATAATCTAATGGAAAATGCTCCAAAAGCCAACCAAAGAAACAACTATAAGCCATTATCTGATTGCAGACATTATTAACTAAAGTTGTGACCGGTGTCCCTGAAGGGTTATAACCAAGACTTTTGAATGAGATCCCAGATATCTGATATTCATGACTGAAAAACCATTTAGTAATAGACATCCTGGCATCTAAGAAAGCTAACTTGCGTTTTCTCCAAACATCACCATGTTTTAAGAACACAGCATATTGATGAATAACGTCAGCACAATCAAAGAGAACATCCAAAGAAGCAATAACCCATTCACGAGGAAGTGATATATCAAAACCACTCACGTCTGCATCCCAGACACAAGGTTTCCCCTCATAAATACCTGCTTTATTAGCAACAAGATAAAAGGAGATTTCCCCATTAGGTCCAGAAGCATCCATACCAACTTGAGTTCTATAATTATGTGGATTATGATACATAACATATGTTAGACCCGCAAAATACATCTTGGTAGAACAGTTGGCAAAACCCGGTGAAACAAAAATCAACCGGCTCTTAGTCTTCAACTCTCCATATTTTTCCTCTAAAGCACATATAAAATCTTCATGTTCTATTCCATCGTGATAAAAATCTCCATAAAACTCTAAGATCTGTTTTTGCAATCCTTCTTGAGAAAAATCACGAGTAACTATATTACATAAACCAGCAGGGGGCTTCTCCATATCACCAAAATAATCCTTTTCCACAATAAGAGGATATAATTCGTCTTTAAAAGCAGGCATAACATGCCAGGGTAAACCATCAATTTTGCCCGCTAATGTACAATAAACCTGTTTAAAAAGGTTGTCGGCTCTATAAATTTGGTCTTCCCTAACATGAAGGACATGGGTTCCTTCATCATTCTTTACTACACTGAAAACTGCTTTCTTAGTATTATTAAAAGGCATCTGCATCTTGGTTCCTCGATAAGTAGATCCAGCAGATGTTTTAAGAGGAAGAGGTTTAACTATAAGCGACTCATCGCTAGCTCGCACACCAGTAAAAACTTCAGAAAAAGTCATTCTACACGCGAGAACCATCTCCTCATCCTTACCCTTATCAACAATATCACTGACAGTATCAAAAGTGGCATCCAAATAAATCTTCCTAGTTGCGGCCACAGCGTCCTCTGTCATATCAAGAAGAGCATAGGGGCCATGTTTATTAAAAACATTAGAAGAAGAGGGTCGAACCATCATTGCTGCCGCTTTGGCATCAGGTTTCGGATTACATCTACCATGTTTGTTCCTCGAAGCAGGCTTCATCAAACCTAAATGGACTGTATCATCAATCTCGTTAGGTGAAAAAGCAGCTAAAGGCAAGAGCATTAGACTTGTATCCAAATAACACTTGGCAGAGCTCGAACAATGAGTAAAACGTGTACGATGGATATAATCGCGATCTCTATCAACGACTCCTTTGATGGGAAAACATGTGTAATGTGTATTGTCAATAGCCCCAGCAGATTTAGAAGCACTATATTTCTGTAAGTCAGACTCACCAAAATCATAGTAAGGCTGATCACAAGTATGCCAATTGGTAATTCTGTCACCAGGAACCTCTTCGTAACTCATCTGCGACAAAAACGTATCAGCGTGGTCAAAAGATACACCATCATGGAGCATGTCCATCTGGGTGTTAACTTCAATATCTACACCATTCAAATTACGTATAATACATTCTTTAACAGAATATGGAATAGTTTTATTAGAACACTGCTTATACTGAGATTCCAAATACAAAATTTTCAAAGAAAAGATCCAATCCACAGTAACCAATTGCTTAACCGCTGCATCAGCTTTTGGACAAAGGGCTGTATGAATAGCCAAAACGGGATGACACGATCCTTTTTCTTTAATCTTATTATGAACAAAGCATGGCAAACCACAATCACCAACCCCGAAAGGCTTAGCCGAAACTCCATCAGTATTTCTCATCTTATGACAAATAGTGCCAAAAGGTGTTTTACCTTTTATAAGAGTCGTATTCAGAGTATCCTGGGAATTCATAACTATAGGAGAACCTAAATTCAAAGCATGAGGGCCACTCTTAACAACTGATCCACCATCGTAAGTATGATTATTATCAGTAACTTGACATATATTATGCTCCAAAGGTTCAATAGCCAACTTCATATAAGGTTTAACTTGTGATGCAACAGGAATGTTCAACATAGCTAAATCATAACCGTCTTTGCCAATGTGAACTCTCTTAGCTGTCGTACCATCAATACAAAGGTCACCTTTCCATCTCTCAACAGTGTATTTTCCCTCTTCATCGAGATCAAACAAGACGCCTTGGAGATAGGTATGGTTGTTTTTATTAACCTTCCTCAACAACTCATATTCAACCAAGTGTCTAACTGTGACAAAATAGGTGCCACTTAAAGCAAAGCAATAATTACAAGCCATTTTATCATCAACTCTCCTAAACCCAATCATAAAAACACGTCTAGATGTCTTATCATAAAGGAAATCTTCAACTTCCTTAGACAAACTGTGTATCTTTGGATTGTGTGATGACGACTGCTTAGTTGTGTTAGAAGAGTCTAAAGGTTTGTTATTGTACTTTTGACCTAAATTCTGGAACTCTTCCCAAAAATTGGGTGAGTCTACTGATGACATGGCAACTTGACTTTCAACATCAGGTGAGATGAAAGACAAATCACGTGTAACTGGGTTGGTATTAACAAATCTATTATAAAAATAACGTGCAGAAGCAACAGACAAACCAGTGACAGCTAAACCTGTCAATATAGACCGATGGTTTTCTTTAAGGAAATTCCTAACGAGACTTAAAGTGGAGCCACCCCAAGCAGTATCCATCTTTTTAGTGCTGTCCACATAAAGATCGTAATGATAATGAATGCACTTATGAAAAAGCTGCTTTGGGAAGAATTGAGAATCAATCAAAGGAATATGAGGTTTCTCC